CTGTATTCTGCCAATGCTGAGATTCCTCATGCTGTCCACTATGGCTTCCGTGGACGTCCGGCCCTCGATGTAGTCTTCGACCTGCTCCTCCATGGGTTCGGTGTCTGATCGTCTCGGGTATAGTCGTGCCCCTGGGTTAGCCATGTACAGAAGCACCTTGTTGTCATTTTCATTTATGCCATCAACCATGTCCCTCAATGAAGTGTCTCTTTCAGACGCTTGGGTGCTGGTATCCTTTTGATTTTCATCTCCCACAGGATAGTTCATGATGTCGTGCATATAGTGCATCGACACCTTGTGGTAGTCATCGGGGTGGCTGTTATATAAATGGTTGATGAGGGCGGCTGCCCCCTTGCAGTCGCAAGTGCAACTGCCGCATGTGAGGTTGGCCCACATGTACTTTGGGATGAGTCCGGGTTCCCTGGACCTCATCAGAAAGTCACCGTAGTTCCAGACCTTGATGGTCTGGCCTGCCGGGTTAAAGCCTACTGCGTTGTAAAGTGTGAGATTCGTGTAGGCCTTTTGGACTAAGGGAGCATCGGCTTCGATGTAAATCCTCGCTCCGTCTCTCATGATGTACTGGTCGAGTTCGCTCAATTGTTTTGTGAGCGACGCGCCGTGCATCTTCTTTTCTCTGATTCCGCATACGTCTTCTCCTCGTGCGGAGTTTCCTCTCTCAGTGGTGGTGGTGGTAGTTGCGATAGTTTGATTCAACTTGTCCATGTTACATTTATTCTCTTCACCGTATGGAGTGACACGGCTGTCGCACTGTCGGGTCGTACCCTGTGTGTCTCTTCTCTCCTCTGGTATAGAACGGTCCGCATCGGGTTTACTACTAGAGGGTTGCACCCCTTCTTCGCGCCCCCTTGGCCCGTTCTTCTCCTCACCGGCTTCCGCGGTGCACCCTAGCTCTGGACGGAGTGCTCCAGAGTTCATTTCTATCCCCCCAGCGTGGGCCAAACCGAAAGTGTTGGATAGGAAGTCTTCGCAAGAAATCTTCTCCTCAGTTCGTAGGATCCTCATTTTGGGGTCTTCAATGTATGACTGATACGCCAGGTTGCGCGTGCCAGGTTCGTAGTTCATTTGCTGGGCTATAAGGTGGGAGCGAGCGTTCGCCCAGCTTTTGAAAGGGTGGATGACTCCAACCTTCCTAAACGCTCGCTGCAATTCTCCGGTGATCTCGTTGTATTCGTCCTTGGGATATGCCCGCAGCTCGATCTCTACTGAGGCGAGGACGTCCTCCAGTTGGTCAACGGATGTGTCGGTTGTCCAATGCACCATCCGGTTGATAGCCGTCTTCCGTAGTTTTCCGTGCGGCTGGTTGCGTGAGACGTCGAACTCGAAGGTCCGGCCTATGAAGGACATGTCCTTCACGGGTTTCACCTTGTAGACGCCGTTATCCTTGTCAGTGGTGGTCATGACCATGCCCACTCCAGTAATGAAGTCTTGGTACACTTCAAAGTTGAACAAGCGGGTCCATTCGTCGGAAACCGAAGCAATGAAGTCGTCACCGTGAGTAAACCACGTGACGCAATCATTGAATCTGTTCCAGTTCATAGAC